AATGTTAGGCTTATTGGTTAAGTCGTTGTAATTGCCTGAGAAATCTGATTTAGCGTTCCAAATGTTTCTTTCGGCATCTGTAATATGGAGTTCTGTATCACTTGCGTGAGAATTTAAATCAACAACATTAGCCTTGTTTGCAATAGCCGCATTAAGAAGGTCAATCGCATCTTGATTATCTTCGATAGCAGACGAAATTTCACCAATACTATTAAGAGTATCACTTGCACCTTCACCAACCAAAGCATCAATTTTAGCATCTGTATAAGCATTGGCAGACGACAAAGCGCTTGCGGCGGCACCACTCTCGTCATATACGCCAATATGTGTATGGGAAGAGTCTGCTTTGTTAGCAACAGTCGTGGAAAGTTCACTTAAAGCAGATGTGGTTGCATAGTCTATATGCGAATGCGAAAGTGCCGCATAATCTTCGTCGTGGTCATGAGATGCAGGAGAGTATTCGCTATGATTATGTGATACAAGAGCATAATCCGTGTGTGTATGACTTATATCTGCTTTGCCGCTGACTGTATCTTCGAGGGTATCAAAAGCGGTCACTGTTGCATAATTCGTATGAGAGTGGTCAACCATAGAATAAATTGTATCGTGGTTGTGACCAACAGTTGAATATGCGCTATCGTGATTGTGGTTTATATCAGCATAATCATCATTATGATTATGGTCGCTTGATGCCGCACCTATTTCCGAAGCAGTATGAGAGTGGGTGGTCAACGAGTAATCATCATGAGTATGGGCTGTTTCAGCATAGTTATTATGCGTATGTGTTGTTTCTGCATATTCGCTATGAGTATGAGAAGCCAAGGCGTAGTCGTCGTGAGTATGAGATGCGTCAGCTTTTGTATCAACAACATCCTCTAACAATGCCAAATCATCAGACGAGACATAACTATCATGAGTATGGTTTGATGCCGCATATTCTGTGTGAGTGTGGTCTATTTCGGATTTGTCATTTAGAACTTCGTCTAACCACCGCCCAAAAATAGCAACATGCATTCCATTGTACTGCATTGCCTCTTCAGGTGTAGTATCAACCCATACGCCATTTTCATACTTCTTTCTAAACATTAAAGAAGTATCAAGTTCATCAAGCGGAATATGGTCTGGAGAAATAATCTCTGTTTCGCTTTCGTAGACAAAGGTACAAATGCCTGTTGTTGTGTCAATTATTGCGTAATAATACATAAGAAAAACCACCTTTCAATAATATTTTATAATGCGTGAAGGTCATTTTAATACGACCTTCACGATATTTTCATTCACCCTTTCAATGACCCTATAAGTGTCAAATCCTCTTTCTGTTGCGGTTGCAACACCTTCGTCAGTACACTTACAATAGCCATCTATTTCACAAGTCCCGTCATCACGAACAGATAAGACACCCATCAGTCCAATTGCATCCCATTCAGAGCGGTCTTGCCTATGTGTATATTCTCTATCTTTATCGTAATTAGGATTTACTTTATAAAATGAATATTTTTGGGTTTCGCCAGTCTCTTTGTCGATTTCTTCAACATCTTCATAAACAAATCGTCCCCATTCGTCCATTTCATACTGCCCCAACCAACATTCATCATTGTTTCCAAGTACACATGGATTTCCACTAACAACTCCTAAAATATAATCGCCTTCTCTTGCCTTGCGAATATATCTACCATTGTCAAATGTGACAAAATATCCAACTCTATCCTCGTTGTTTAAGTTTTGGTCTGCCCATTCAAAGAACTCAGCATAGTCAGCACCAGTCGACTGATATGCGGATTTACCAATAACTTGCCCAAGTCCAGTTACTCTAAATGCATTGGATTTAGTAGCAGATGTTCCATTTCCTATTACAAAAGCCGTGCCAGCGCTTGTACCACTGATGGTGTATGCTGCGGCTTTAGATGTGTCATTGTAATGTCCTTGCGCATGTTGATAATTTAATGCTGTAGTATAGCAACCCTCAGCGTGAGAAGCAATGCCCGAAGCTGTTGTGTTGCCACCTTCTGCGTGAGAAAATTGTCCAGATGCCACAGTAGCACCGCCTTCAGAATGCGAACCTTCCCCAGAAGCAACTGCACCAAAACCTTCTGCATGTGCATAGTCGCCAGAAGCCTCGGTAACATTGCCTTCGGAATGAGAACAGTAACCAGAAGCTGTCGTCTCGCCACCTTCAGCATGAGATGCGTCACCTGAGGCAGTTGTGCCTCCACCCTCAGCGTGAGAACTTTCACCAATGGCAGCTACATTATATCCAACTGCCGATGAATAATTGCCAATTTCTGTATCGCTATCTCTGTTGATACTAAGAGAGCCCGTACCAACGGGATTGGATGCACTTATAAAACCGCTTAAATCAATAGATTCATCGGGAACCAAATACAACTCCGTTTCGCTAATATTGCCAGCGCCAAGTTCACGGTCATATTGTTCCTGAGTCATTTTATTTATTTTTAAAGTCGATAAGTTTTGTGTAATCAATTTAACATATCTCCTTTCTAAAATTTATTTCTTTTATCAAACAATTCATGTAACTTAATATTTAATGTTTTTTTATTTATTATATCTTTATTAGTTATTAACAAGCGATAAGATAACCTTATCGCTTACTAAATAATATGTTTCTTATGTCCTGAGCGCACATCTTCAATTGATGATTTCGCATATATCATTGTCGTATCAATGCTCTCATGACCAAGCAATTTACTAATGTCGGCAATTGGCATTCCGCTTTGCAATGCCATTGTTGCTGTAGTATGCCTTAAAATATGTGGTGTAATATGCTTCCCAATATTATTTGATGCTCTGTGCGCAATATTGCGCACAATCTTTTCAATCCCATCTTTGCTAAGATTTTGATATGGTTTCTTCATAGAAACAAATAAATATTCACAATCATCATCTCTAGATTCAAGATACTTTATTAACGCAACTTCAGCTTTAGCATTCAGAAAACTAATTCTATGTTTTCTTCCTTTACCAAATAAGTGTACAGATTTTTCATACCAATTTACATCAGATTTTTTAATAACTATTAGTTCCGACACCCTTGCGCCAGTGCTATATAAAAATTCTATAATCGCTCGTTCACGCACCGTTTCACAAGCCATTCTCAAATATTCCAACTCCACTTGTGTTAATGCCTCTCGTGGCTTCTCTTCATATTTAATCGCCGCTATGTTTCTTGCAGGATTATCTGAAATATACCCCTCGTTATATGCCCAAGCGAAGAACCTTGTAATATACTCTCTATATTTATCAATAGTGCGATGCGACACACTTTTTTGTTCTTGATATGTATAAAGAAATTCTCTTATTTCATTTGCTGTAATAAATTGCGGTAACTTTTTAACCTTCTTAAAGAATACATTTAAAATTATTCTATAATTTTCCAATGTTCCGTTAGATAATCCTGTCATTTTTTTGCAAATCAAATAAGTCTTCGCAATTTCTGGCAATTCCCCTTCGTAAGTATCCAAGTCCGCTTCCTTCAATCTTACATCATAATTCATTATTACTTGGTCTAAAATTCTTAATGTCGTAGTAATATCAACCTTTTCTTCACTCGAAAGCGCTACTAAAAAATCATTTCTCATTTGTTCATACATAATACATTTCCTCCAAAAATCTTTGAAAGCATAAGCTTCCGTATATAATATGTATCATATATTAAACTATTTTTCTAGTTCGCTTTCTTCTGAGATTGAAGAAATAAAGGATGAAATTGGAGGCAATTATACAAATGCACTCCTTACTGCTGTTTCAGAGATAGACATATCGCAAATATTAATAGGAACAGACGGCAGTGTTGGTTATTTGAATAACACTCGTATAAATAGTTCTGGGATTTATGTTGAAGCTAATTGTGATACAACTGGTTTAATATCTGGTACTGTTGGAGATACAATTAGATTAAAAAATATTACTATGTATATAGACTCATCATTTGGTCATGGTAGTATTGCTTTCTTTTCATCTGATGGAACATATATCACAGGTGCGAATCTTATGGAGGAATTAAGTTCTTATTTTAATGCTGTCAAAGATTCGTCTAATAATATTATTCAATTTACTATTCCTCCTTATGGTGATATTGGAATGTTTAGGATTACCTGCCAAGATATAAATGAATCTTCAGTTATCACTGTAAATGAAGAAATTATTGACACCGACGATACCAGATTTACTGAACTAGAGACTTCGGTAACTGCATTAGATGCAAGAGTTACTGCATTAGAAAATACAGATTCCAATGAAGATATTATTCCGTCATATTGGCAGACAGCCCTTGAAGCAGGAGCGCAGGAGATAAACGAAAAGCTCTGTACCGCAGGAATGAATAAGTCCGCATTTCTTTTCTATTCGGACAGCCATTGGAACTACGGCTCGCAGATGTCACCCACTTTGCTGAAATATCTGTACAAGCACACGGGAATGTCTAAAACATTCTTTGGTGGTGATATTGTCAACGATGAAGCAACCGACTATGACACGATGGAATACTTGTGGGAATGGCGCAAACAGCTTAAAGACCTTCCGAATCATCATAGCGTTGTTGGAAATCACGATGACGGGAATTCCACAAATAATCTTTTTTCGGAACAGTATATTTACGGGTACCTACTTGCAGCCGAGGAAACGAGTGATATAGTTCATGGTGGTGTGACTTGGTATTACATCGACAATGGCGCAGAAAAGACAAGATACGTATTCCTTGACACAGCATACAAGGGTATGACTTCCGACCAGCAGGAATTTCTTAAACAGGCATTAATTGGTACGGCAGAGGGTTGGCACATCGTTGTTGTGTCGCATATTTGGTATTTGCCTGATTACAACCAATACGATGTTAGACCGATTCCTTTGACGGGATTGAGTACAGATGCTTCAACAGTTACGGCTATGCTTGATGCGTATAATTCCCGTACAGGTGATTATGCAGATTGCGGTGCAACCGTAGAATTTTGCATTGGCGGTCATGTTCACAGAGATTATGTAGGAGCAACAACGGGCGGCATTCCGATAATTCTTGTTGAAACAGACAGTATGCACCTGCGAAGTGATTTATCTTACACGGCAGGAACAATAACCGAAGCATCTGTCAACGGCATTGTTGCCGACTATAACACAAACAAAGTCAATGTTGTCCGTGTTGGTCGTGGTAGTTCGTTTATCGTTGACCTTACAACAGGCGGTACGGAAGAACCTGACACACCGACCTATACTAATCTTATCCCCACGGCTGTTGATATTGACGGAACAACGATATACAACGGCAAGGGATTCAAGGAAAATGTAAGAATGTCAGGAAGTAGCGGACAGTTTCGAGATAACACAGGTTCTTGTTGTACGGGATATATGGCTATGCCGAGCGGTGTATGTTGCAAAATATATCTGAAAAACATCGTCAATAATTCTAACGATAATTATGGTTGTGTGTTTAATTTATTTAATGGTACGGGTGTTGCGATAACTGACAATTTTGACTATGAAGCGTTGACAACAAACCAAACATATATTGACGGTTATAAACCTGAACTTGATGAAGATGGAAATATCGTCTATATAGAAGTCGACAATACAAGCGGAAAATATACGCATATGGTTGTCAGTGCTGTCACCATAGACGAAACATCCATAATCACTATCAATGAACCCATCGAATAATTATTACGAAATACAGAAGGAAGCCACCTTTGATGGTGTTCCTCTGTATTGATATTGTGTTTTACTCTATTGACTCCTTATGCGATTTCTTGATTCTTTGTCAAAATTAAGTTCGCACCGCTACCGTAACCCGTTAAACGAATATAGTCACCCGTTCTTGTGAAATCGGATTTAAGTGTCAATGTCAAGTTCCCATCACCATCAATCGTTACATTGATACCCTGCGCCGTTTGATTGGAATTAACCGCACCAAAATACAAACTATGAGAAGTGAAAGATTGTGCGGAATTGTAGAAACAGATGATATTCGAACCACTTCCATTAGATGAGAAATTAACACCTGATGTCCTATAAACATCACCGACAACACCCAATTCGATAAAGCCTGTGGTAACATTGCCCGTACTATTTTTAGTCGTGCCTGCGGAAGAAGACAATCGTGTATTGTCCATATAACCTACGGTGTCAATAAGATTGACGATAACTTCTTCGGTTTCCTTTTGCCACAAAACCGTGTCGCCTTGCATAATTTTAACAATATTCCCCTCGGGAATGCTCATACCTTTTACATTTGAGAAATTCACGCAATCACCACCGCTTTCGTGACAGTAGAACCATCTTCAAGCTCGAAAGTCCAAGTTTCCGTCGTGTTTGTACTTTCACTCGTTTCGATTGCACCATATGAACCCATGCCCATTGCTCTTGCGTGGTCTCTCTGCTGTCCATCCCAATCGTGATATTTGTTGTAAAATTCTCGCATGGTAAGAGCTTCAATTTCACCTGCATCGACCTTTTCTTTTACATAGGAGAGAATATCTCTATATGCCGTGGTAGAAAGATTATAGGAAGCAGTTGTTATGTCTTCGACATTGTGAGTAAACAATCCAACAATATAATTGTTCGTTATTGCGTTATCAACAAAAGCTCTGTTTGCGGTAGTATCTTCGGAAAGAACACTTGGGCTAAATAATGCATTGTCGGGGTCATTTTCGTAGGTCGATACCCATTCAATATCTGTGTCTTCATCCATAGTTTCCCCGCTGTGCAATTCGTAAGTGCAGGAAATATATTTGAAGCCAAGCTCCTGACAGACTTCCGTAATATATTTACTTCCTTTATGTCCTCTACACCCATACTGTGTCGGAAGATATACGCCCTTTGCCGCAAGTGCATCAAGACCGCCTTTAATATACTCATACCAAGCGGTTTTATCATCCGTTCCCGTGACATATGTGGTAGGCTGTGTGCCTAAACCACCATATAGAGCTACATCATGCCCTTGTGTTAATAGGTTTTTAAATTCCACATCCATATAAGCAATTGAATCGGAGTTTATACAGAATGTTCCATGTAGACCATATTCAGCAAGAATTTCCGCACGATTATCATAGTTACCACCATCGTGCATGATAATCACTATTGGTTTTATGGCGTTGTCTTCTTTTAAAACAAATCTTTCAACAAGTTTTGGATATTCACCAACTACATACCCATAGAATGTCTTTGATTCTTCATAATACTGGATAGAGCGTATCTTCTCACGTTGTTCTTGATTTACGAAGGACACACGCATATAGTAAGCGTTTACTGGAGTTTCAATAATTGCAGCATTGCCAGGGGCATCATACCATTTAAGAAGAACTCCATTCACATCATACAAACCAACATTGTAAGCATTTGTAACATTGCCATCTGCACCAACAAGAACATATCTTTGATTTGGCTCACAAACCAATTTGGTTGTGCAACTTTCTGCACCACCCCAAGATGTTGTACTATCAATACAATTCGTTCCAATTAAATTGTCATTTAGCTTAAGCACTTTGCCAGTTTCATACATTGTATCTGGGTTATAAATACTTGTGCCATTTGTGCGTTCAAATAAGGCGCTATCTATTTCAGACACTGTATTCACTAATGTTGCAACATCTGAGTTATTAGCTTTCTCAGAAGAAAGTTGACTAATTTGTTCGGTATGCGTTGTCAGCGTCGGCTTTATTTCAGATTCCAAAGTCTGAGCAATATCTTCCACATCGCCATTAATAGTATTAATTTCGCCTGAAAGGTTACTGATTTCTTCGTCATGAGTTTGAAGCGTAGGCATTACTGTTTCTTCGACATCTTGAGCTATATTTTCACAATGAGCAAGTCTCGTTTCGTGGTCTGCAATCGCCTCTGTGTTATCTTGAATACCATCTGTTATTCTTAGTCTTTCGTTAATTTCGCTTGCAGTATAAGAAAGTTTATATTCAGCCATAATTTATTCACTCTCCTTTGCGGTTAAAAGTATTCCATTAATATCTTTTAATATATAATTATCAGAAGATAATAGATTAATTCCATTTGTGATTGAAGACGACACAATTAAGTTGTATATTGTATTGTTTAAAATAATTTTAAAAATTTTATTACCTAAATATAAAGCCATTAATCATCTTCCTCCCAAGTGATAATTTGGACTTGAGATTTTTGTGCCACTGCGTTATCTGTGTAAGTTTTAGCTTCTGTTAATTTCGAAGTTGCATCAGCCTTAGTTTCATAAGTAGACAAAATTTCTGTTTTTGACGCAAAAATATTTTTTAAGTTTTCTAAAAATGTTTGCAAGGTTGTTAAACTTGCGTATTTTTTTGACATATTATTTTCTCCTTTCTATTTATAAGTTAGAGTTAAAGAGAATTTGTTTTGTTTTAGATATATCACCTTATATTTATATATCTGCGCATCACATATAAATAAAGATGATAAAATCCGCATTTTATTCGTTCTGTTTATTTTTTTCTTATTAAACAGAGGACTCCAATTAAAGAGTCCTCTGTTTTTATTTTATATCCTTATTAGTTAAATAACTTTAAAATTAAGCGAAGAGGGCGTTTACCTCGTCTGCTGTAATAGCTGTGAACGAATTAATTGCAGAAGTGTTTGCCGCAATTGCCGTCTCGTTTGCCGCAATTCTCTCAACAGCAGCATCAAGGTCGTCCTGCTCAGCTTTATCAGCAACAGTTGTATTCAGAGTACCAATAGCACCTTCATTAACAGCGATACGAGCAACAGCATTGTCAAGGTCTGTCTGAGCCGCCTTGCCAGCAACAGTTGTATTCAGAGTGCCAATTGCTGTTTCGTTGGCAGCAGCCTTAGCTTCAACGGCGTCAATATCCGTCTTCGCCTGAGCCATATCGGTCTCAAGAGTACCAACCTTACCAGAAATAGTATTTACTTCACTCTGAGCAGCCTTACCATCAACAACGCCCTGAAGAGTTGTAATTGTTGCTTCAACCCTGTCAATCTCATCGTCAGTATATTTCTTAGCGTTCGTAAGAACAGTGGCATCCTTGGTGTCTGCATTTGTACCAGCCGTCGCAATCGCCTCAGCCTTAGCATCAGCAATCATGTCCTCAACAGAACCCTCAGCGCCACCAAACTTACCTTCGAGCGTTGCAATGCGATTGCTCAGACCAGTATCAACACCTTCAAGAGCTTCAATCTGCTCGTCAACATAAGTCTTCTCAGCCTTAGTTGCAACAGCACCCTCAACAGCAGTTATCTTACCCTCAGCAGTTGTAATCTTGCCCTCAGCAGTAGATACACGACCAGTAAGCTCAGTAATAGCTTCAGCATTTACCGTAGCATCACCAAACTCAACAAACTTATCACCATTAGCAACATATTCCTTATTGCCAACGATAATTACATCACCCTGCTCATAACCAGTGGTATTCTCAGGAAGAGCCTCCTTAACACCCTCAAAGTGCATAGCACCAGAGAGACCAACGATTGTGCCCTCAAGAGCAGCGATACGCTCTACCTGAGCTTCGTCAGCAGCCTTTCTTTCGGATGTCTCGGTTGCCAAATCACCAGCAACACCCTCGGCATAATCCTGTGCAGAATCAGCAGCGGTCTGAGCCGTAGTAATCTTATCCTCAAGTTCAGTCTTGTCGTCACCATCAAGGTAATTAGCCTTAATAGTAGTAACATCACCCTCTACGGCGGTTACACGAGCGCCAAGAGCTTCGAGGTTTCCAGAGGTAGCAATACCATCAGTCTTAGCATTGATATATTCAACAACTGTCTTAGCTGTGTCGTGAGTGAAGGTGCCAACATAAGTTTCGAGAGCATCAACCTCACCCTGAACCTTAGCAGCCTCAGCATCGGTATACCCCTTAGCCTGAGCAAGAATACCATTATCAGCATTGTTTATCGTAGCAATATCTGCTTTGTTCTGATTAGCAATAGCTTCAACTGCGTCTATATCACCATCAATAACAACCTTTGCATCAGCAATAGCCTTTGCAACAGAACCCTCCGTAGAAGCGTTGCCATTAAGCTTTGCAATATCAGCCTTATTGGTAGCGACCTGACCATTAGCAAGCTGGTCAGTATATGCCTTTGCATCAGTAAGAGCACCAGCAGCAGAACCAGCAGCGTCATAATTTGTTGCAAGACCATTAGCGTAATCTTTTGCGCCCTGAAGCACCTTAGAGTCCTCAGCCTTAATCTGGTCAACTAATGCACCAAGTGCGGTAGTGTCTAAATATTTTTTAAGTTCAGCCATAGTAATTTTCTCCTTTTAATAAAAAATAATATTTTAATTAAATAATGCAACAACTTCTTCAGAAGTTATTGACTGTGTTTTATCAGCGACTGTTTTGTAGCCGTTTAATTCATCACTCCAGACAGCAATATGCTCATTGCCATCTGTAATATTAGTATATAATGTTTGTTCTTTCCCTAATTCTGGAAATTCAGTTCCTATAAATACTATTTCTTCTGGCTTGTCAGTAATCTGAACCCACGCATTATTACGATAAGTCCATAAAACTGCCGTTTCAATAATGAAATAGTAAACTCCATTAACAGGCGACTCAAGTGTTTGACGGGTCAGCTCTGTGTCTAATTCTTCAATTTGGTTATAAAACTTTCTTTTGCCCTTATAATCAAAAGCAATTCTACCTAAATCTTGGACAAAAATTAATTGACCATTTTTTATTACCAAATCTTTGACTCTATCGGAGGTTGTAGCCACTAGGGAGAGGACACTTTTTGTACTAGTCGTATCCGCCATATTACCATACCTCCATCATTAGGACTTAGAACTCAACAATCTCATAAGAAGCCGCTTCTGAAATTTCTGCAATCTTCTTATCCGTATAAGCATTAGCGGATTCAACCGCCTCATCAATTTTTGTGTCAACCTCTGTCATCTCAGAAACCCCATAATAAGGTTTAATAGAAGAGTGACAATCCTCGTTAGACAAGTTAATTCTAACGCAATCAGATGCAATCATTACACCATTAGCGTCAAAGAAATCAATTTGATAATCCCAACCTATCATTTTGTCAATTGTAGAATTAGTACCATAATAAGTCCAAGTGTTAGTAGACTCATCATACTTTGCTATACCAAGCCATGTGGGTTGATATCTGCGACCATATACATCGGTTTTGAGGTCGGTTAAAATTTCGGCATCGGCTTCGCCATTAAGATGTTCTTTGTAACCCACAATATTATCATCGTAAACATAGGTCTTAAATGTCACATAATATGTGTTTGCGTCGCCACCAGAACCAACACTTTGCAGATGATATTCTGCATCGTTAGGACAGCAAATTCTTATCTCGCCATCACGATAGTTTGTGAGAGTGCCAACAGGAACATCTGCAATCTCATACTTAATCTTTTCGTGAGTATAAGACGCATTTGCCACATCGTCTAAAGCCGTTTCAATTTCGTCAATTTTTGCATCAACTTCTTTGGCATCGGCTTTAGTTGCAAGCTCAGATTCAATGCCAGAAAGGTCTACATCAGTACCGTTCTCAACTATGCGAGCAACGCCGTTCTTGTCCACCCAGCCGACCTTAGGTTCGGTATCGCCATCCAAAAACAGAATGTCATAAGCATCTATAACGCCTGAATTTAAGGCGCTTTGAAGGTTCTCACTCGAACCAAAGGCATGCTTTGCTCTTTCAGCCATACTCGTTTCCTCCTTTTAATAAAAATTTTTATATATAAAAAACTCTGATACAAAGTATCAAAGTTCTTTACAAGCATTCAGAATATACCATTTTTCTTCTTCGGTAATCTTACCGTTTTTAAATAAATCAATTACTTTTTCAGCAGTCAGTTTGTCGCTCTGATATAAGCGCTTTAACGATTCAACAAATGTATTCATTATATAACCCCCATTTCTAACAACAGCAAATTATATTCGTCAATTATAGACTCAGGAGATTTCATATTAAGAACTCTTAATTGCTTATACTCAAATTCGTCTACTTCTTGAACGCTAACACTTTCATATCCACTTACAGGTATTTTATACAATGTTTCTTCATGCCAAATAGTATTCTTGTCAGACGATAATATAGCCTGAGCCTCGTTCTCATCGCACAAGACCATCGTTTTATGTTTGGGCTGCCATTTCAGATAAACAAGATTATCAAGTACATCTATAACTTTATTATTTTTAAGTACCTTAAAAAACATAATTAATACACCTCGCTAAAATAAGAACATTTATTCTTATTGTTTATTCATTTTTATAACTTTATACCGTTACATTCAACTAAAGTCAATTTCCTTTATTGTATAAAAATTTGACCTAAAGTTGATTATTCATTCATCAAACCCCATTTTGCAAAAGCTACTCTGGTTTGTGTGGCTCTCCAGAATCTTAAATTCCCGTGTAACGATTCGGTACATATACACAATTAACTTCTAAGTGTTATATTGCGCATTGCATTAAATTTATTGCAGCATTATAATCTCTATCAATGACATTACCACAATTCTCACATATAAATATCCTATCAGACAACTTCAAATCAGATTTAAAATAACCACAAGATGAACAAGTTTTAGAAGATGGAAAGAACCTATCAACTTGAACAAATTCAATTCCTTTTTCTTCACACTTATATTTCATCTGACGAATAAATTCATAGAAGTTCTGTTCTCTAATTGCCTTGGCAAGATGCTTATTTTTTATCATTCCACTGATATTCAAATCTTCCATTACTACTTTGTATGGCAATAATTCAACTATCGAATGGGTGGTTTGATGAATATAATTTTTTCTAATATTAGCAATATGATAATATAAATCTTTAATTTGTTTTTCTGTTTTTAAGATATTTGAAGTTTTTTCATAAGAACCATTAGTTGCATATTTACGAGATTGTTTTCTTTGCAATCTTTTTAACCTCTTTTGAAGATTCTTCATTTTAGTAGATTTATTTATATTTTTGTAAATAAAACAATTATTATATTCTTTATTACCATGAGCAACAACGGCAAGTTCTTTTACACCTAAATCAATTCCTATAACTTTATTAGTTAATTCAACTGCTTGATTCTCGCATTCATAACTAACTGTCAAAATCCATTTATCGTTAACTAAAGAAATTCTTGGATTATAGAACTTCACATCTTTTCCTAGCGGTATTTGATAATTTGTTTTATATCTTACTTTTTTTAATTTTTCAATTTTTACATGTTCATCCGTAAAACACAAAACATCTTGTCTAACAGGATAAGATAATTTGCTTCTTTTCTTGCTTTTAAATTTTGGAAAACCAAACCCGCTATTAAAAAAGTTCTTGTATGCCCTATCCAAATCTCTACAAATAGTCTGCAAAGAAATTGTACTTACTTCATTTAACCATGAATATTCATTCTGTTTCTTAAGAGTGGTAATCATATTAATTAAATCGAAAGTATTATAATGATTTTTAGTCTCCTTATAATAACTCTCTTTAGTTTCTAACGCCCAATTCCAAATAAATCTGCAACACCCAATATGCTTATATATCAATTCTTCTTGTTCCTTCGTAGGGAAGAGTCGAATTTTATATGTTCGCATCATAATTAATTTACCTCACAATAAAAAGAGGGCAGGGGAACATCCCCTAAACCCTCTATATATTAAAATGATATCTCGATTAATACGCCCAAAGCAGTTGTAGCGTTAGTTATTCCTTGCGTCTGACCATTTTCGTCAACACGCCAAATATAATTCGCATAACCGACATTAGGAGAACGCAACCAATAAGCATCATAGTCGCCACCATCAAATGCTCGTTTTCTTGATGCATTCGTGCTCAAATAAGAGATAGAAGTACCCTCGCTATTGTAAGGTTCAGATGTTTGAGTCGGGTCTACTTCGATAAATGCAGGAATTGTGATATAACAATCAGAAGAGCTTAATTCAGTAGACATCTGACCAATAGAAGAGTAAACAATTACTTTTTTAAGCAATTCTTTAATCTGAGTAGGCATAGCATTATACAATCTGGTATTTAAAGAAGTGTTCAAAGAAGAAGATTCCCAACCGCCAATATTAGTATTGGTTGTATTCCATTTCTTCGTTCTGCCCAATAAATGCGAAGCAAGCAAACTAAACGAACATCTCTTAGATGTGTTGTCAGATAAATAGTATTTTCTGAATCCACAAGCCTCTAAAGTGATAGATTCGTGTGTCCACATTGCTAAATCCTTGCAAACATCTTCGCCTAAATCAGCATACCAAACTTTTGCCCAGTTAATATTGCCAATAGCATAGTTTTCATAAATACCATCGTCAGCTCTTGCAGAACCAAATACTAAGGTACCTGTACCTGTCGTAGATTTGGTTCTTGCTAATTCAGCACTTAAAATTGCATCTCCATCAAGATTAGACTTATAAATAATAAGATTATTATCGCCCTTTTTGTGACGAATAACCATAATTTCACGCTTATTAATACCGACAACATTATCCGAAGTAGTGCCCCAAGTTAATTTAGCCCCAGTAAAATCACTTGTCGCACTATACCAAAGTTTAAATCCATTAGTGCCATTTGCTTGGAAACACTGAGCCAACACAGCATTTGATTTGTTGCCAGTCAAGAACTCATAATCTATAGCCAATACAAAATCTTTGTCTTCGTCAAATAATTGAATGCCAGTATCAATATGTTTAGAACCGTCGAAGTAAGTCTTCTCAGAAATCAACAACTCAGATTCAATATCGTCATAATTGACATCATTACCTACAACAATTGTGTAAGGGTCTTTATCTGTAATAACACTTTCGGCAATTCCAAGTTTGTTCATTGCATATATTTCGACAGGAGAGAGGTCGGTAAGCTCCTTACCATCAAAAGCGGTAGCAGTATATTCGAATCTATCAAAGATAGCATTGACAGTCTTTTCTCCGTCAATAAAACCACTCTTATCCCATCTGTTAAACAGATAGTATACATAACCAGACTCTTCTGCGGTGTAAGTCGGAGAGATGCCAGTATAAGGCACATTCTCGCCATACAAACCAGTAGATTCTTGCATCGTCACGCCTTTAGCCACATACTTAATTGTATAACTTCTAAGTGACTCAGTGTAAAGAGCGGTGATAATCCTTGTGCTAAATACATCTGTCAAAGCAGAATCCCATCCTGCAAATGTAAAGTCATGACTTACGGTACTTGCAATAGTAGGAGAGAGAGGATTGTCTTCTCTTGTTGTTGGGTCAACAGCATCTTCGCCCTTATCTACATACTGAACTTCCAAGACATTGCCATCGGCATTCATAAAGGTTACTGCAAACTGTTCAATAATTGTATCGGCTACAATTTCCAAATCAGACCAAGCATTCTGATATTCGTATAACTGCTGCTGTCTAATAACAGGAACATGAACTTTGCCAGTTAACACAGATTGGTCGGCATTGTAGCCATTCTTGTCAATACCCTTCATTGTATACAATCTCTCTAAGAGAGTAGTATCTTCAAGAGACCAATCTATGCCAATAATTCTCACACGATTAATATTGGTTGCATTATCTAAGATAGTAAGTAAATCAACCGTATTGCAATTTTCAACTGTAAGCGTGGTCAGTTTGCTAAAGTCTGCAATATCAAGCGTTGCAAGATAAATTAGATTCTTCATGCTAAGCGCACTAATTGCTGGCAATTCAGCAATCTCGATTCTACCACCATCTGCAAAAGTAACACCACCGATATTAGAACCGTGAGCATACAATTCCTTCAAGTTGTTCAATGCTGTCAAGTTTAAAGACTGTGTTAATCCAGAAACATTTTCTATATTTAACTCTTCCAACAAATAGTTTGCACCAGTTGTCAGAGTAGTAAAGTTAGGGTTATCATAACCCTCGGTTGCATTACCAAAGATTAATTTCTTTACCTTGCTTGCCTTACTTGTATCGGCGGTTGCCACATAACAAGAAGACAAGTCTCCAAAGTCTTGGATAAGAGAAGAGCTATATACATCAACAATATCGGCTTTTTCACCGTCAAAAGGTATCTCATATACTTTGTTGGGTTCTGCTTTTAACTGAATTGGATTTTGTGTACCATATTTTACATTCAAGTACATATACGCATATGGTGTAAGTTTTAACCTATAATTGGGCTGAACAACCAAATCACCATTAGGCACACTACATCTAAATACTGAATTATCACCAGAAGCAACAGAGCTTTGATATTTTGAAGCCATATACTTTTCTTGGCTACGCTCCCATTGTCTGCGATGGTATTTCATTTTGCCATTCGCCATATTAGTAAGGAACTGAGCGTCGCCCTTGCCATTAATAAAGGAAGAATTATAAGTACGAGTGTATTTTCGTATACAGTCTATACGCCACAATTCTTCGGGGAATTGGTTTTGCCATTCGTCAGCTTTATTAATAAAACTTTCGGCATGCCAAGCGTTTTTAGACTCAAGAGTATTATACATTGTCTTTAATTCGCCTGAGAACAAATCTCTAATACGACAGAAGAATGTGCTGTCAGATTCTCTAAATACTTCTTCGCCCTTTTCGTCAACATCGGTATCTTCAAGACCATATCTATAAACTTGCTTACCATAGTTATTTAAACCTAAAGCCGTCAATCTGTTACTATCCGTATTAGGCATACGGATTACGACCTATCTATTTAAAGATAGGCGGGAATGGTTCTTCCAAGAGTGTCTTTACACTCGACCATTCCTCTCACATTTCTTTTATAACCTTAATTGTTAATAAAGTTATTTCGATTATTGTGTGAGTTCAGACTGTTGCATAACTTAACGAAACCTCATCATTAAGTTCTCTCACGCTCAGTCGTTGTTCCTCTATATATTCACTTTTAAAAACTAAATTATATTTTCTTGTCAATCTTTTACGATGGCACAAATTGCTTACTGTTTGCTTACAAATATTCAATGCTTTACTAGCTTCTTCGCCAGAATAAAATTCTTGAACGATATTTCCATTTTCGTCCAATAGCAAAATAGTTTTTCTCTGTTTACTCTCTGGTCGTGCATTTGTTATTCTTTTATAATTTTTATTCGGGTCATAATCTTTTTCAAATACCCATACAAAACCACCAGCCGTTATTTGTTTACTACCATCGTGTTCTATATGCCCCGTACACACTTTTGATATATTGGAAAATGGTATTCTTAAAACATTCGAGGCTTCTTGTGCGCTATCCCATACTTTAATAAGCTTTCCATCCAAACCAATTTGGCAAACTGGCTTACTATTTTTGCAATTTTTTCCTTTTGGAAAACTATCGCCACCATATGTATTGTTATATCCCTTTTCAAAACTATTATATTTTTCTATATAATATTTTTCTTTTTCGTTTAATTCTTCTTTTGACAACGCAACATCATGAATTTCGTCAACTTCGAATGAATCAAATCCATATTTTTCTATTGCTCGAAAAAGGTGTTCGTTATAAAAATAATTTCTATCTTGAAAATGTTTGTAATACTTATACACTCTTTCAATACCGTTCCCTTTAAACCTGTAACGCCCTTTAAATCCTCGTGGACTTGTTGTTTGACCAATATACACTTTATGTGTCGTTGTATTTTCAATTTTATAAATTATACCATAGTATTCTTTCCCGTCTATTACTATACTCATATCACACCTCCTTTTTATAATTTTAATATTTTTCTATTGTGAATATATAGTTGGAAGGCGTTGCCAATCTCTTGGTTTTCGCCGTATATTAGTGAGAGTTTTATATGGACAAAACTTTAAATATCCATATCGTAACCCCAAGTTAAATCCCATTTTCTAATAGGATTACCCTCAGAATCTACTTCACCTGTTTTTCCATAATGGAAGAACAGATTTTTTGCACGGTTATCAACCATACAATATCTTGTGGTAAACAAATAATAGTAAAGTATAGAATCAATAGCCACATAGTCTCCCATATGAGCCTTAAACTCTTCATCAGTAGAAGTGGTTATAAATCTATAAAGTTCAATCCACTTTTGTTTACAATAATTGAATACTTCAGCGTTTTCTTCATCGTCGTCGCCTTCATACAAATAACGCCAGCCATAAGTAAAGTCTTCGCTAAAGTTGTCGTGCTCAAGGATGTCTACATAATAAGTTTTAGTTAAATCAACTTCGGCATCTTCAGTAAGAACATATTCACCATTAATCTTTTCATAAAGAATTCCAAGATTTTCATTCTTAGCCCAAATGTACTTCTTTTCATGTGTAGTTTCATCTTCCTTGTAACCCATTGCATTATACATTGTATCAACAGGGAAGTCAGAAAGGGGCAACTCAACATCCATGATTTCTACACAACATTCATATTTATCGTCCATGTCAGTCAGACGAGTTTTATCAGTCTTTTTGGAGTCGCCTATATTACCGATTGCGTAAAAATGCCAATCTGTATCCGCAAATTCTCTATGAGTAGACAGGTCTTCGTTTGTTTCCTGAATAAAGATTACACAGTTATGGAATTCCATTGTATCTTTGATGAAACTTATATCAACACCTTCATCTCTAACGAAAGGTCTACGATAAGGATTAAACTCATTATATCTGTTTGCCAACATAGGATTCGTCAAGTTGTTAGACGACGCAATATTTACTTTGGCATTAAGATAGGCAACGGGAACGGAGGTACGAGTAAGAGTAATCTTGTCAGTTTCAGTTCCATCGCCTAATTTGAAATAAGGTTCAACTCCATCAATGCCAGATTTATTCATAATAAAATCAAGGTTTCGACCAGCAGCGCCATAGTTATTGGAACTTGTGCCTTGACCGCTATGCATAGAATTATAAGCAGTCCAATTGTCAAGTATAGGGTCGCCACCCTTATAAATTTGTTGAATGGTTGTGTTAGGGACTTTATCACTCTTATTATTCGTAAAGTAAGGAGCAGAAATTTTATATACTCTCAACCAAGGGCATTTCTCTGCGAGAACATCAGGGTCGAGATTTTGGTTTTCGTCATAAATCTGATTTCGGTCATAACGAGAAACCATTTCTTCTGCATTACGAGCATCGGCAATAAAGTTATTCAAAATACCTCTATCAGTAAGAGAAGTGTTATAAACTTTAAATCTATATATATGCAAATCACAGTCATCTGAACCCAAAGATATAACTTTAGGAGTATTCTGTGTGAAATTATGAGAATCATCATAAACCATAGGACGAGTAGACACACCATCTTCATATCCCATCACCATAGGGATTGCTTCTGTATTCTTAGAAATATTAAATTCAAATTCAATAATATCTTCTTCAGAATAAGCAAGGTCTAATTTACCAGCCTGACCATAAATATATGCTTCGTGTACATCCATCTGAATACCAATATGGTCAGAAGCAGTTGTATTATCCATACAAGACAAGAATGTAGCGTCAGGCTTTGCAACATTAGTTGTCTTAAACACCAACTTCATTTCTTTGCCATTCTTCTTAGCGTCGTCAGCAAACAGTTGATAATCAATGGTTGCAGAAGT